CAAGAAGTACATGATGAATACATGCAGTACGTAAATGATGTTCACTGGTATGGTATGAACAAACTTAAATCGCTTTACTATTTCCGTTCTAATGCTGCTCGTACAGTAGAGAATGTAAATGTTAAAGTACCAAGAATAAATTTAGAAGATACAGAATGTATCGCATGTGAGGGATAATTATGAGCTTATTAAATACGAGAGATTACTACAAACCATTTGAATATCCATGGATGTTTGACTACTATGTATTACAAAATCAAATGCATTGGATGCCTGAATCTGTACCATTACATACAGATGTCAAAGATTGGCAGGAACTTTCAGATATAGAAAAGAATTTACTTACACAAATATTTAGATTGTTTACTCAGTCTGATGTAGATGTAGGTGCAGGATATATAGATAAGTATATGCCTATCTTTAAAAAGCCTGAAGCAAGAATGATGATGGGTTCGTTTGCAAATATGGAATCAATACATCAACATGCTTATAGCTTGTTACTTGATACCGTTGGAATGCCTGAGATAGAGTACAAAGCTTTTGCAGAGTATGAAGAGATGTCAGACAAGCATGATTATGTTGGTAACTTTAAACCTACTAAAGCTAAGAAAGAAAGTATTGCAAAAACTTTAGCAGTTTATTCAGCTTTTACAGAAGGACTACAGTTGTTCAGTAGCTTTGCAATCTTATTAAACTTTCCAAGATTCGGTAAGATGAAAGGTATGGGACAGATAGTTACCTATTCTATACGTGATGAATCTATGCACGTTGAAGCAATGACAAAGTTATTCAGAGAATTTATAAAAGAGAACATAGAAATATGGACAGATGATTTTAAGAAAGAACTATATGAGATATGTAGACATATGGTAGAACTTGAAGATAAGTTTTTAGATTTAGTTTTTGATATGGGAGATATTCAAGGACTAACTAAAAAAGATATGTATGCTTACAATAGATACATAGCTGATAGAAGGTTACTTCAACTAGGTCTTAAGACTAACTATGACCAAAGAGAAAATCCTCTTGGTTGGATTGATGAAGTTACCGGAGTAGAACACCAGAACTTTTTTGAAGGTAGGGCTACTACCTATATGAAGGCAGGGCTAAGAGGTAGACAGGACAATATTAAATTTACAAATTTAGAGGAGTCCCATGATTAATAAACAAGAAGCTAACCTAGTTAGTTTCAAGATTGTCTTAACAAGAGATAATAAAATAATGACAGAGTTTAGTATGTTACCAGAGGATATGGTTGATGAAGTATTTCCTCCTGATGATAGACCTCTTATGAGAACTATTATTAGAAACGGTAAAGCTAAATTAGAAAACTTACACGATTACTTTCAAAGAGAACTTAATGCTCTTGAATAGTGTAAATAATTATCTCATCTTTTTTACCCTTTACTTTTATAGGGTCTAAATAACGAGTGGGTATATCAGAGTTCATAGCTGTGGTATACCCAATCACTATATCTTCTCCAACTTCTTTAGTAGAACTCTCTAGTCTTGCAGCTAGATTTACAGCATCACCTATTGCAGAGTAATCAAATCGTGTATCACTTCCCATATTCCCTACTACTGCTTCTCCTGTATTTATACCTATTCCTATTTCGATTCCTAATTGTGCTTCTTCCATATCTCGGTGTATCTGTAATGCTGCTTGGATGGCTTTGGTCTCGTGTTCAGGAACATCTATTGGTGCATTAAAGATAGCCATCATTGCATCACCAATATATTTATCTACCATACCGTCATATTTTTTAACTGCATTAGCTTGTATAGTTAATGCTTTATTCATAATCTCTGTAACTTCTTCAGGTTCTAATTGTTCTGACAAACTTGTAAAGCCTCTAACGTCTGTAAATAAAAACGTACAACGTCTTCGTTCTCCGCCTAACTTCAGAAGCTCTGGATTATCTTGTAATTGTTTTACTTGTCTTGGGTCAAGGTAATGTTCAAATTGTTTCTTGATTTGTTGTCTAAGTTTGTATTGAGTTCTAAAGTTTAAATAAAATTGTAACGTAGCAATAAGTGTCATACTTATTAAAGTCCAAGTCACATCTATGAGTATGTTACTTTGTATGACACTATATCCAAAGTACCCTGTTCCTGCCATCAAAGAACCAACTGATACAATACCCCATGTGATACCTAATCGTGCTATCAGAAGAGCTGTGAGGAAGCCACAGACTAATAATAATAATAGTTCTACTACTAACCTATAATCAGGTATGTAAGGTGTGTCCATCAACATACTTTCTGATAGAGCTGCTTGTATTTTATGTGGTTCTAATAATCCAACTGGTGTTGCAACTTGTGGTGATATTCCTTTAGCTGTGAATCCTACAAATACAAAAGTAGATTCAGCTTTATCAAGTTCATCTAATGTTATCTGTGGTGTGTCTACCCAACTAATCCATTTACGTCCAAGACTATCTGTAGAAACGGGTGGAATACCTCTTACTCTAACCTGTTCTATTCCATTCAGATTTGTTACAATCTGATAAGTACGACCACCTCCTAGTATTTTTAAAACTTCCGTTCCAAAAGAAGCAACCCACCCATTATCTGTTTGTTGTAGTAAAGGTATACGCCTTACTAAATTATCTACATCTACTGGTGCAGAGATAGCACCTTGACTAGCTGACTGTTTTAAAACATCTATGTTCTCTAAAAATCCTTGAGCTTTTGGTAAGGATACTATTGGTCCTTTGATAACTGTACCGTGTGTAGCAGGATAACTATTATTGTTTACTTCTGGCATAGCGATAACACTTGCAGAACTTTGTAAGGCTTTAGCAAACTCATCATCTCCACCCATTCTATCTTTGTGTGGAAATAACATAACCCAACCTACGCCATACGCACCTGCATTTATTATATCGTTGTGAATCTTTGCTAAGTTTTGACGAGGTAAAGGATACCCTCCCATATCGTCTAGGTCTTGTTCAGTAATGTTAAGGATTGTAAAGTGTCCGGTAGGATTTTGTTGAGGTACAAGAGCATCAAAGGTTTTGAGTCTTAGTACTTCTAGTGGGACACTATTGAATAGTAATGGTAGGGTTAGTAAAGCTAATAGTAATGATGACCACTTCATATTAATTATCCTGTGTAATTTTTATAGTAGAGTCTCCTCCACCATTAACTATTATCTGTGTACTTTTACCGCCTTGAATTAAAATAACAGTATAAGCATTTTGTTTGTCTAAATCTAAACGTATGGTATCTTCTAAAGTTTTATAGAATGTAATAATGTTATCAGTCATAAAAGTATTTATCTGAGTGTTAGCATCATATCCAACTTGTGTTCCTTTTAAATCTATATCAGTTTTTAAAAGTGTTTCAGTCTGGTCTAACTCATTTACATCTTCTATGATATCTAGCAAGTCTTCAAGAAAGTTTACATCAAGATAATTGATATCTAGTTCTGTAAACTCTAATTCATCTTCTGCAAGATAGTCTACTTCTAAATCATCAAACTCAAGGAAATCAACATCAAGAATACTAGTGCTACTCCCTCCATCTTCTCTTTGTTCATTCTCTTGTACTTCCTTTGGTGCATTTACTATTAACATGTTATCAATTAACTCAAGAGTCAAGTCAAGAATAACGGGTTTGGTTGGTTCAGTTTCGTACATTGAAACTGTTGTAGCTTGGTAAGGCTTGTTAAGTATTACCTGTCCCATAGCTGTTGCGACAACTATCTCTCCACTTGGGAGACCGTCATCGTCTGGTAATAATATAACTAAACTTCTACCTAGTTCGTCTACAGTTACAGTAAAGTCTGTACCACGAATACCTATCGTAGCACTAGGCGTGTTTATAATTATATTTTCTTTATCTATTGTAGCTAACTTACCAGTGATAAATCTTGCAGTACCACTGGCAAATTGTAAAGCCATTTTAGATTTAGATGGGTCAGGGTCATATATAAACTCATCTATTATTAATTCAGAATGTTCAGTAAGTCTAACTTGACTATCATCTAAAAAAGTAATACCCAATCTCCCATTAGAAGTTTGGACATTATCGTAACTTTCTATGTTAAAATCTAATAAAGCTTTATATGTAGAATCTCTGACAACTCTACCAGCTCCATTAAGTTCTGTTATGTTTCCAATATTAGCAGCTTGTGCTTGTACCTTGGTCATTTTGAATGACACAAACAGTACCATTATTACCGTTAGATAAAATTTTAAGCCAGTCATTGTCTTGTGTACTCAGTTGTTGAATGTTAAAAGTTCTGTTATCACCTGTTTGGTCAAGATAAAAATATCCACCTGCATATCCTGAACCTGTAAAGTTTACAGTGTTATCGTCTCCATCTACATCAACATAGTTAGTAGCACCATCATAGTTTATATCAAAATCAAATGTATTACTGTCACCATTAACAATCCAATCTAAATCTAATGTTGCAGCTAATGCAGTTGTACCATGGTCTAAGGTAAATGTATTAGAACCTCCAGTAACATCAACATTATAATTAGAGTTATCAATACCAAAAGTATTTGTTGGGTCTGCTTGTATAGTAAATGTATTACTATCACCATCAAACTCAAAAAATCCTGTTACAGAATCACCATAAATATCGCCTAAAAATTTATTAGTGTTTCCTATTTGATTTATATCTAAAGTCAGATTAAGACCATCTAAATCTAGTGGAGTCATGCTTCCTGCAGCAGATTGTAATCCACCTATTATATTGCCTGAACCTAACTGCTCTAAATCTATATTAGCTGTAGCACCTGATTGGTCAACATATATTTCGTTATCAGCCCCGTATAGTAGCGATGCACTCGTCATCACAACTAGGCTCATTAATTTTAATGTTTTCATATTCCCAATAGCCTCTCTCTATTCCTGTATATATTATATTTAATACTCCAGTCTCTATTGCTTTTTGCAAAGCTATAGAAACACTCTCGTTCTCAGCAACTCCTCCTTCTATTTCCACTAGCTCTGTACCAGCTTCTATAAAACGAAACACATCCTGAGAAACACTTGTGGATATAATGCTTTTAGAAACTAAAGTTTCCATTAACACCTCTCCAGTTGATACAGAAACTAATCGCAATGATATAGTAACTGTATCTTCTCTATACTGTTTACTATTACCTATACCTAGATATCTAGCACCAGCACCTCCAGATTTGAGGTTAGCCTCATAACTAACAACTCCTCCCTGAACCAATAACCCTGCAAATAGCAAAGGTTTCATTTTGTTATCTTCTTTAAATTCTTTACGAGTACTTCTAATTAACTGTCTTTCTTTTGTTAGGTCATCTAAACCTACACGTTCTACTACTCTAAAAAATTCACCACCTGCTGCATGTTTAAAAGCTCTAATTAAAAATGCTTCAGGAGCTTGTGTAATAGCTGTACTAAACAAAGCAAACGAACTATTACTTCTACGTTGACCTGTTAAGTCTCTAAAGCTATTAGGGTATATAGCTATAGTTGGTCTTGCTTTTGCACTTGGTAAGTTTTTTAATTCTTCTGATTGTAAGTCTAATGTTGAACTAGCTTTAATATCTTGTGTTAATACTAAATCTTGATTCTTATTTAATACTGCACAACTAGAAATAAAAATCACCAACAGGCAAAGATATAGTCGTTGTATTACCATCACTGTCCGTTATATTTAAAGTTATTATTCCATCGACAACACTATATTCTATTCTGTTGCCCTCTAATTCTAGTACACCGCTATCGCTTGGAGTCTCACCAAATAAATTTTCTACTAACTGTCTAGATAATTGTGCATATATTCTAGACTCTAAATTTCTTATAAATCTTGCAAGTGTTGTATTCTCTTTATCTCTTTCTATCTGGTCTTGAAGTGCTTTAATCTCTGCCTTCAATGCTTCTTTACGATTAAACTCTTGGTTTTGTATTGTCAAATAATGTGATGATGCACCAATACCACTAAAGCTAGGACTCTTAAATTTAAATACTATCTCATCTGCAATACTTCCAACAGACCAGAATATTATTAACATAGACCAAAAGAACATACAAAACTTGCAGTTCCTTGAGGCTTTATTACTTTTAAATGTAGGTACTAATTTCATAATATTTTATCGTTTATCCAAAACATCAATAACATAAATCCAAATACTAATACTTGTACTATAGAAGCAACTGTAATCTGCTTCATAGGATGTACATGTTCTAGGTCATCTAGTTTCATTGTAGTTGTTCTAATACACTGACTATAAATAAAAATATAAATATAGTTATTACAGGTATTTCTAATTTAATCTTTTCTTTTATCATCTCTTTTAGCTTTTGAAATCTTAGCAGTATCAATTAGTTGTGGCACTCCTAGTATAGTTTTAATCATAGTATCTTGTCTTATTATTTCATTATCAAGACTTCTTACTCTGTCTATCAATGCAACTAAGATGCCATGTTGTGTATCTAACTTTACACCTAGTCTCTCTTCTATAGCTGCTATCTGTGTTTCTACTTTCTCATCAACAGCATCTAGCTTTGCTTCCATACCATCAACAATACGTATGACTAACTTATAAATAAACCAACCAAGACCTACTGCTGCTGCTATAGGAAACCCAACCTCTTGAATAAAGACTACTACTTGTTCCATTAGTCTTTCTGTGAGTTAGAAGCTCCAAAGTAAAAAGATATAACAGCACTTGCCAAACCACCAAGATAACCTAGTACTAAGTTTATAAGAGCTTCAGAGTTTTGCTCTGGTGGTTGTAAAGTAACTAGGAATATATATCCTAAGAATCCACCTACTGTAGCTATACCCATGATACGTGCAGTCCAATCTTTACTAAAGTTCTTTCTAGCATCTTGAGTATCTTGTGTTTCTAATTTAAATATATCTACATCTAACTCTTTCATCTGAACTTCAAAAGCTTGTTCAGCTTTTTTAAGTTCTAGCATTTGTTCAGGTGTAGCTTCAGCTATAGCTTTTTCTATTGACTTAGGATTGTTTGGTACTCCTAAGACATCAGCTATCATGTTTGCTGCCATTCCTCCCATTGGTCCACCCAAAGCAGTTCCTAATGTAGGTGCTACAGCTCCAACTATGTTTTTTAATATGTTCTTCATTTCAGGCTCCTAATACCATTTTTTGTAATTCAATACTTCTTCTACCTACCTGTTTAAACCAACGACTATCTTCCATTTCAACAGCCATCTTTGCCCAATCATGTTCTCTACAAGCTTTTAACATGTTACGAAACTTTGAAAGTCTTGAGCCTCCTAGGTTAAAACACATGTTTACTAACACTCTTTGTATAACTTCTGGTAACTTTTCAAAGTCTTTCTCGCTACCAAAGACATGTATAGCTTCCTTGTAGTGCTTTTCAAAGTCATCCTCGTAATACATATCTACAACTTCTTGTGATACTTTAGTTCCAACTTCCCAATCATATTCAGGGTCGTTAGGTTGGCAAAGGTGTCCAACTCCTAGAGTTTTATAACCTAAACTATCCATATAAATTTCTAACACTTCGCCTTCGTGTCGCTTTATTTCAGCTTTGCAAAGTTCTATATCCATTTTATTATCTTTCTTGAAAAACATCTAATCCTAACTCCTCCATCTGTGCTGAGTAAGGTTGTCCTGTAAAAGGGTCAACTCTATTTTCAGGTTTATCCTTTGTATAAGGTACGTCTACTTCACCACCTTTAAACTTATCAAGTCTTCCATAAAAAGGATAATATTTTTTAATATAATCAGTTTGAGTTTCTTTAGATTCAGCAACACTAATTTTTTCTGTTAATAAATCATACTCTGCACTTATTTTTATTATTTCTTCCGTATTATTTTTTTCTATTTTTTCATACTCTTCAAAAGATATTTTTTGACTTGTCCAATCTATATAAGCTTTATTTATTTCACTGTTTAATTGATTATACTGTCTGTTAAACTCATTTGCTTTTGCAGCTTTATTAATTTCTTTATCTTGAGGATTTAATTTAATACCTAAACCTTGAGCAATAGCTACCCAAGGAGACATTTGTGGAGAGTATGGAGATGGTGCAGTACCAAACTGTTCACCATACTGATATACTAATTTATTAGTTAAAGATGTAGTGTCTGCTCTAGAAGCTTTTTTTATTTTTTCAGTAGCAAAAGTATCTCCTACATAAGGAATAGATAAGAAAGGAATATTAGGCGGTTGTCTTTTTAAAAAATGAGTTAATGTATTTCCTTCAATTTTTTTACCAGTAAAAGGGTCTATCTTATTATAAAAGTTTGTCCAAGCATCTACATAGAGACCACCGGGCTGTAAGGGTTGAGGAAGAAAAGGTAATTGAGAACCTTCTCCACTTTTTTGCTCAAAAATATCTCCTCCCGGAACCCATCTTGCCATATTAATATACATAGCTTGACCTCTTTCATCGTTAAAAGGTAATCTTATATTTGTACTTGGCATGAAAGGTAAGCCAAACATTTTCTGGTTATTATATTTTTGCATAGTTAATTTATTAACTTCACCAGTATCATCTGTTGCTTCTTTACCTATCTCATCTGCAGCCCAAGCTATACCAGCCCACTTAGCATATTTAATAGGATTTTTTACAGCAGCCTCTGCTAATATAGGAACTATTCTATACGTATAACTAATAAACGGAACTGCTGTATTTTTTAAACCTTTAATTAATGGAGCATTTATATCATAATCAACAAATAATTTCCTAGCGTCTAATGTAGCATCTACTCTTGAAGCTCCTTTATCAAGTCTGTCCATATAAACAGCCATTCTAAATACCGAATCTTCAAGACTATAAAGTTTTTCTGCCCTTTCTGCAGTTTGTTTTTTAACATATTTAAGGGCGTTCTTAGTATAACCCCATATTCCAGATTCTACATGTCCTAAATTTCCTTGAAGCTCTACTAAGTTTCTTTCAATTTGAGAACCATATTCGTTCAATTCTTTAGATACTAAATTACTATCCATAAAACCATCAACTTTAGCCTGTCTATAAATTTTAGAATCGTTACCTTTCCTCATTTCTTTTATGGCTTTTATAACGTATTTAAAATCTGTACCTGCTGCAACATCTAATAACATTATGTTAGACATTGTATTAGCTACGTGAGTACCGGGATTGTAAGAAGTTTTCATCTTCTTCCAAAGTTGTTGTAATTGTATAGCTTGTTTTATACCTTGTTGTCTATAAAAATCTTCTTGAGTTCCTATTTTAAAAATATGTTCTACATCTTTAAAAACACTTTTATCTACATATTTACCAGATATTTTACCAAACTTTTGAACATCAGTATCTTTTATAGTATCTTTTGAAACTATTGTAAATTTATTTTTTTCTTTGTTTGAAAGTTTTGAATAATCTTCAGAAGATAATACATACCTACTGTCTTTTGACAAATCATCAAAAAATCTCATAGTGGCTATATCGTTAGCAAACAATCTACCTGTTTCTGCTATTGCATAAGCAGCATCCTCAATCTCTTCAAGGTCTATTCGTTCTTCTTTTGTTAAATCTCTACGTACTTTAAATTTACCATTTGATAATGTATCAACTTTTTCCCATCCTTCTTGTTGCCAGACTCCATTTTTTTTATTAAAGTCTTTAGGACTTACTTCATCAAAAATTCCACGAGGTTTAAACTCATCTCCTATAACACGTATATCTTTATTAATTTCATAAATTCTAGTATCAGTATCTTTAAGTTTACTTTGTTTTAAATAAGACCTTCTTAAATAAGTATTAATATTTTTTTTAAATACTTCTGGGTCTAACATTCCTGCATCTCTAAACTCTTCAGCGTACTTATTAATCAAAGCTCTACCTTCTTTATTAAAAGATTCTATTTGTTTTTTAACAGGAAGGTCAAGACTTTTATCTAAAGTTTTTATTTCTCCTGTCATTAAACCATATAATAATTTTCTTTGCTCTACATCTAAATCATTAGCCACTCTACTTGTTAAGTCTCCAAACTCATCAGCTATTGAATTTTTAGTTATTGTAAAATTTTGTCTTGCTGCAATTCTTTCAGCACTTAACCCATAATCATTAATTACCAATCTACCTACTGTTTCTCTTATAGCATCGTTTTGTTTTAAAGCATAAGGTACACCAGCACCTAAAGCTGCAAACAAAGCTGTTCTAGTAAGTTTTTGTTTTTGTGTAGCTTCTAAATCTACAGTTCTTGTCTCTTCATCTATAACAGAGCCTGAAGTACCGTATCCTATAATAGCACCTGTAGAACCACCTAAAAACTCTGCAGGATTTGCTTGAATAGCTTTCCAAGCAGGTTCTCCTACATATTTTTGATAGTTAGTGTTTAAATCTTGTAAAATTTTTGGAGTTCTTTTTTCAGGGTTTTCAAAGTTGTTTTTAATTTTTTGACCTGAAGTTGTTTTAGCACCTGTTTCTTTTGACCAGAAAGAACTTACTGGAAAAGGTACTTCATTACCTACAACTTTAGCAAAAATATTAGAGGCTGTCCCTAATGTACCAGTTAAAGCACCACCAGCAACAGTACTAAGACCTACTTGCTCTGCTTTCTTTTTTAAAAAACCATCATCGGCTTCAGTTATTAATCCGGGTATATCTTCTGAAGTATAAGATATGCCTCCTAAAATAGCACTACTTTTAGCACCATACTTTGTAAACTCTCCAAGTGTTTTAATATCTTTAGCTTTTTTTGCCCACCCTGCAACAGGAACATAACTAGCTGGGTCTAAAGCAATAGCACTACCTAAAAAAGCAGCAAAAGCTTTTCCACCATATTCTTCATTTTGGAATATAGCATGTAACTTTTTATCTTTCTCTTTTAAATTTTTATCAAGACTATCCCAACCTGTAGCTTTTGCAAATATTTGACCTAATCCTCTTATAGAATCAGTAGAACCCATAGCAGTAACATATTCCATTGCTTCTTTCTGGTCCATTCCTAATGTTGGATTATTATATTTTTCTCTTAACTTTTTTAATTTTTCTAATCTTTCTTTTTCTTCTTCTTGTTGTCTATTATATTCAGCAGTAGCTTCTAAATCCATAGGACTAGGAGCTTCTTTAGGTGTAAATCCAAAAACTGTTGACATATTTATTTCCTATGATTTATTAGTATAATATTTTTTAGTATTTATATCATAATATAATTGTACATCAATATCAAAAGGACTAGAATTAGTCTCATCAAAATCATTAAAGTTGATTAAACCTAAATTAATTCTTGTTTTACTAGGGTCTGCAGCTATAGAATCTTCTATTACTTTTGAAACGTGTTCCCCTAATAAAGTATCAGGAGATAATATATTATTAATATAATCTCTTTTACTTTTATCTTTTACAAAATCATTTATAGGTTGTTGTTTTAAATCATTTAACATAAATGTATTAGTATTATCACCATAAGCTGCATTTACTTCGTTTCCGTACAGCTCAAAATCTTTCATTAAACTTTTGTTATCTAATCCTTGTTCTTTTGCAACATCTTGAAACCTACCCGGTTTTATAAGATAATTACCGCTTCTAGGAGGACTTTCTACTGATAAAGGAACACCATTTTCATCTTCAGCAAACTGTATTCTTCTGTTTCTATATCTTTCAAAAGCTTCTTCTTTATTTTTAGCATCTTGAAAATCAGGTTTAGTCCATAAAGGATTTTCTGCTATTAATTTAAAAGCTTCTGCATAGTTTGCTCTTGTAGGAACATTTCCATCTTTAAATAATATTTTACTAATTTCTACTTGAGGATTAATTAGTTCACCGTTAGAGTTTCTAAAACTAGCCCTTAAATCTTCTGTTAAGTTTTCAATATTTCCAATAGGAACAATGCTATCTTTATCAGTTATTGTTTCAGTAGAAACATTTATTCTATTTTGAGGTCTAACAAGTAAATTTCCAGTTTCTGGGTCTACTTCAGGTACTATTAAAAAATCTTCAGTTATAAGTTTACCATCTCTTACAGTTATGTCTCTGTCTATCTTAGCATTTTTTAAATCTAAAGTATTTTTCCATTTACCATCTTTTTTAGCTTGGTCAACAATAGTTTGTAATACACCGCCTCTACCTGTAGCTATATCATAAGCTTCAATAGCACTTCCAAAATCTCCATACTTAGAATAAAATTGTGTGCCATATAAATTATCTTTAGCTTTTTTATTTTTAAATTCTATTGTTTCATCTGTTTCTCTTTTAAACATGTTAGATACACGTTTAGTTATAACTCCAGTTAAAGTTGTTGGAGCAGAGCCATATCTTCTATAAAATTTATCAAAACTTGTTTCTCCATTAGCATCTACTTCTGAACTAAAAGTTGGTAACTCTAAAGCTGCTTTTAAAGCTGTTTTATATTCATCTACCCCACTAGCTGCTAATGTCTCTGCTTGTGAGTCAATATAACCATTTAAAAGATTATAATTAATATCTTTTCCATACTTACTTTCTAACTGTGTTCTTATTTGACCAGCGTATAACTGTTTTAAAAATTCTTCTTCAGTCATTTTATTAGCTATTCTTTGTGCTTCGTATCCTCTTAGTTGTTCTCCTCTACTATTCCAATTACTATATTGTGCTTTTTGAGGAATTTGTTGGTCATGTAATCTCATAGCTGCATTATTAATACTAGTGTTAATACCAGTCATCACACTTTTACCTATAGCTCCTAAAGCTTGTTCACCAAGTTTTCTTTTAAGTTTTTCTCTGTATATAGCTTTACCAGTTTTTTTACCACGTTCTCTAGCTTCATCAAACTGTTGTTCAGCAAATGTTATATCGCTTTCAAAATCATATCTTGACATTTTTTATCCTCTACTTAATAAACTTTGTTCTTCTTCAACTTCTTCTTCAGTCCCTTCTTCACTTATAGGTTCTTCAGTTTTAGCTAATAAACTTTCAGGAACTTCTGCTTCTTCAATCTTTTGAAGTATTTCTTGATTAATTAAACCTGAAGGGCTTTTATTACTATTTTGTAATTTTTCTTTAGCAACGTCAGCAATGTTTTTAGCTCTTTCTTCAAACAGTGTATCATCATCTTCGTCATCATCTTCACTATCTATTCTATATTCTATTCCTGCTTTTTCTGCTAAACTCATTAAAACAAATATTAACGGTTCAATTAACATTAACATTAAATCAGGATTCCACTTACCTTCTCTAAAACCTACGTAGGTAATTTGCATTACTAAATCTAAAATAGGTACATTATCTCCGACAGCACCCATAAGAGAAAGATAAGCTTCTGGTTCTAATAATTCAACTACTGTATAATCTAAAGCTTCTTTAAAGTTTGTAAACTCTGGAGGACCTTCAAATGGTCTTGGTTCATCTGGATTAGATGTAAGAGACTGTCCGGGTATAGGTCTACCGGTATTTACAAATGCATCTACAGCTTCTTGATTATATTCTTCTTGTATCATTTATATCTCCTAAATGTTGTATCCTGCAGATTGAGCAATTCCTCTTTGCATTGGCGTGTACTGATTCATAGCAAATTGATTCATATAAGAATCATAAGCTGAACTTCCATCACCAAATAAATTATTCATGTATGTAGAACTTTGAAAATTATTACCCATCCATGAGTTACCTGTCTTTGCTAAAGTTAAATCTATTTGATTAAATACACCACTACGATTAACAGAAGCCATATCATACATTGCAGGAATATTAACATGTGTACTTTCATCAACATAATCAGGAGTTGTATCTACTCCAGCAGCTTCCATTCCTTTATTATAAATAATAGAATCTACAGTTTGTGTTGCTGCTTTACTTGGGTCATAACTTTTTATACCTTCTACAAAATCACTAGGAGCTGATTTAACTTTATCAACAACAGCACCGGGAATACTTTTTACACTGTCCATAAAACTAACAGAAGGTTCTGCTATTTCAGAAACACTAGGAATGTTAGTAGATAATGACTCTTTCATAGAAGAAGTAAATTCAGACATATCTATTTTAGAAGGGTCGTATGCTAAATCTACAGTTTTAGGACTAAGAATACTTTCTGGTAATGTTGTTTCAGGAGCAACTAAAGGTTTATTTATAATGTTTTGTAAGTCTGCTTCTACTCTTGCATTTACTTGAGACGTTAAATCTCCAGTTATTTTATCATCTATTTGTTTTGTTAAATCTTTACTAACACTTTCAGTTAAATTAACACCTTTACCTGCAACATTTGCAGCTTCAGGAAGTTGATATCCTTCAGTAGAAAATAAAGACCTTTCGTTACCTTTTGCAAATATAGAAGTTCTTCCTTCGCTTAGTGTAAATCCTTTACCTTTTGCAAAGTTAGTAGTTCTGTCTAAAGCATTACCAATAGTATCTGTGACTGTAGTATATACTTTACCAGCAAAAGTACCTGCTTTATGTATTACATTTAATGTGTGACCTAAAGCTTTAGCACCTATTCCAGATTTACTTAATAAACTAGCTGACCATTTACCTACCTTCCCTAATGCCGAACCGGAAAAACTGGACAATGCTCCCGTAGCATATGGCATAAGAAACATCATTCCTATTTGACCAACTACTCCTAATTTACCTATAGCTTTACCTACTTTTTTAAATACTTTTTTTATGCCTTTAGCAATTTTTTTACCTACTTTTTTAATACCTTTCCAAAGTTTACTAAGTAATCCCATTTATATTTCCTCCTAATCTATTCCAAATATACTGTTTATTGTCGCTGATGCTCCACTAAAATTTTTAGACCAGTTTTTAGCAGCTTCACCTTCTGCACTAGCAGCAGCTATCATAGCTTGTAGTTTTCTATTTGCAGAATTATCTGCAGCTCTAAAATCATAATCTGCTTGGTCTCTCAACTCTTGCCATAAGAATGACTGAGCTGATGAAGTTAAACCAAAAGCATTCTGTGCGTTTTGCTGATTAACAGCATTCTGTGCTGCAGTATCTGCCATGTTTGATTGTCTTCTCCAATTAACATTAGAATTGATAACTGCTTGTTCGTTAGCAGCATTCCATTGATTTCTATTAAAATCTAATTGAGCATTAAACTGATTAACTTGATTCATAATAGCAGCATT